CTTTTTAAATTGTACAAGTCCTCGTGACCCATCACCCATCTTTGGGTTATATGGGGTGTTATCGTTTGCTAATTGTGACATTTGTGTTTCCTTTGTGGGTCTTAGTTAGTATTAAGTTTTGTAAAATTAAGATACAGCCACGATTAAACCATTTTTGATTGTTAAAGTTGCTGAAGCTGCGGCGCTGCCAGTGTACCCTGCGGTTCCGTCAGATGATTTGTAGCCACCTGAAGGGGTGACCGTACCTGTTACGTCTATGCCAGCGTTTGTAGTTCTAAGTCTTTCACCTTTAGTCCCTGCACCTTGCCAACTAAGATGTATAGCCTCATTACCCCAAGTTAATAACTGTTCGTAGGCATCATTAGATAACGAACCGTTGATACCAGTAATCTGTAAACTGCCAGTACCTCTCTGCCTGATAATTGCATTTTGGTCACTGTCTTCATAAAGCTCTAGGTTTGTACCTGTTGAGTCACCTATTGTTACTGTAGTAGCTGCAACATCACCTGTTACGTTTATGCCTGTGGCTGTGGTAGCAAACTTTTCTACGTTGTCGTGATAAAGATTTACTGCACCGTTAGTATGAAATGCTCCCATTGTTTCGGTAGCCGAGTTAATAAAAACTCCATTACCGCTGGTAGTGTTTAGTATTAATCCACCATCGCCAGCATCTTGCACATAACTATTAGTACCATCGTGAAAAAGCTCTAAATCTTGAGTATTACCTATTTGTATTTTTTCATTGTCACCTAAACTCACACCATCAGCAGTAATCGTACCTGTTACGGTTACGCCTGTAGCTGTAGTTTCTAGTTTTTTATCATTCGCACCATGCCAGAGTTCTACAGAACCAGTTGACCCTGCTGCACAATCAATACGCTTATAAACAGCGTTATTACCAAAAGAAGGGGAAGAGCCATCACTAACATTTAATTGTAGATCTTCACCTTCTATTCTAAAATCACCACTAGCTGTTTCTCTAAGTATAGTTTTACCTGAGATAAACCCAAAAGGAGTAGTGTGCGTAAGACTTAACGAGGATGTGGTTATGCCACCACTAAAGTTACCGTCAACAGCGGCTACATTACCTGTTACGGTTATACCTGTGTTTGTAGTCTGTAACTTTTCAGCACTTGCGCCAGCATTAGCGCCAAAGTAAAGAGACGCAGAGGTTTCTGTAGATTTAACCCTTGCAAAGTTGAGGCTACTATCCAATACTACATCATCACCCGTTGCAGGCTTAATCTTAACATCACCTAACCCGACAATTTTGCCAGTACTACTCAGCGTTACACCACCACCAGTAGTAAAGTCGCCTAAATCTAGCGCTTCCTGAGCCATGAAGAATAGTTGATTTGCGTCCGCATCCATTGTATCTGCTTTAAGCAGTGTTGCGTCAGTATAATCTACCAAACGTGTGGATTGGCTGGTACGCCTTTGAATCCTCACGGCAGCGCCTGCTGCTGGTAATTTAGTAACTAAAAACTTAACTTCATTGTTTGTAATAGTATAGTCAGTGTCTTTTACTTTAGTAACACCCGCTACTTGTACTATAATGTCTGTAGCCTCCCTACCTCCTAAGTAAGAAGGAGCCACAAACACGGTTGAGGTGGTCACAGTATAAGAAGACCCATCAGAGTTCGTTCCTGCCACATAATCATTGAGAGAGTATGCCATTATTTATTCCTATTAATTTATATTTTCTGTGTGGGGATAGTTGATTTAACGAATTCAATATATTCTTTTTCGTCAACCATGTTCCGTAGTTTTGGATCTGCGTCTATAATATCTTTAAGAGCTAAATCTAAAACTTTACGTCTTTCTGCTTTAATAGCTGAGATAATACCTGACATGTTTTCGGCATCCTCTTGGGATATTGTCAGGTTAGTATTATCAACAAAAGGTAGTAAATTTTCTGCCAAGGATTGACCATACGCATCTCTAGCCCTTAAGCGTATTGCATCCATAACCGTTATCTTAGTACCGAACATTGTTGTATAAATAGTCCGTAAATCAGTCTTACCAAACATAGGGTCTTTAAGCTTTGGACGGTTAAAAGTACCAAAGCCAGCAGCCTCCAAACGAGCTACAAAGTTTTGTACCTCATCTTGCTCTTTAGATAGCCCTTTCTTTTTTGCGCTTCTATCTTCAACAGTGGAACCCGCCCAAGGTATTAACTGAACCAAAGGGGTGTCCATCTTACGGGGGTTACCAAAGAAATCATACTTTCGGGGGATTTCAGTATGGTTAGGTGATAGTTGTGAAAGAAGGCGCTGTCTTGGGGTTAGCGGTCGTGTTATTTGGTCATCCCCAAAGGCTCCTTTAGCTATTTTAGTGACTGTGTTAGGGAGAGGCATGAGTATCTTCTTAGTAAGAAAATCTTGAAGAAGATCTAAAGAGTTCTCTCTATCTTCTCCCTCATCACTAGTTAAGCCGCCTGATGCTCTAACAATAAGTTTAACTAAATCAGTAGCTCCTGTCGTCATACCTGAGTCCTTAAAGACACTGATTAGAGAACCAAAAGCTATTGCAAACGCTCTGTTAGCTGCTGACTCTGCCTGCTTTTCTGACTCTTCAAGGGGTCTTCCTACTTTTAACTCTAACGCATAATCCTCTCTTTCAGCTATTTGTTGTTTTCTGATGTTGTCAAGGGTGTTAGTTAACGTCATTAAAGGTATTCTAAAAGGATCTGCCCAACGATAAGAGCGGTCTTTTCCACCTATGTTGATAGTCATTGGCTCTGCTTGGTCAGACCTTTCGGTTTCCATTGTGTTGTGCCAGTTCTTATCAGGACTTCCTTGTATCTCTCCTTGCGCCCATTTAGACATAACAATCATTAAGACGGCATGGGATATAGTAGCTTCTGTTTGCGCTCGTGCTTGCTTCTGTACTCCGTTAATACCTTGTAAATCTCTTTGAAATGTAGGCAGCATTGTGTTTAGTACAGGAGAAATACGGGTGGCTTCGTTAAACAAACGTACCAACGTGCGGAAGAATAAGTTACCAAGAAAACGAGCTTCCCAGTGTTTTTGTTGGACTCCTTCAACAGTACCCATAGCTCTTTCAAAAGCGTTGTCTTTACTAAACTCTTTCTTGTAAAGTAAATCTTTAACCATCTCTACAGAGTCGGGATTTTCAAGAGTACGTAAGGCCCGTAGCTTTTTGTTCTTAACTCTTTCAGCTACAAAAGCATCAAGAGCCTTTCCTTTCAAACCCTGACGTTCACCCATTTTTGTAAACTTAAGTAACTCGTCTGCATCAGGTTCGTAGCTAGTAACATCATCAAGCTCTCTTAGTACCCACTTCTCAAGGTTTTCTCCTTTTTTTCCTAAACCTATACCTTTTTCAACGATGGGGCCGATAGTGTTGTGGTCTAGTACATATTTATAACCCTTATCTATCTCACTTGCCATCCGAGCATCTATAAATTCCTTAAGCTCTGCGCCTTTCAAGCCTTTTTTAGTTGCCTGATCGAGGAGACTATCAAAAGTCTTTAAAGTAATATCCCCCATAGCTGCCATTTCTTGCATATAAGCATCAGTGGCACTCATACCTCTTGCTATACTTCTATAAAAAGCTGCAAAATGCCCTTTGGTTTTAATACCGCCCTCAAGAAATTTAGAAGGGTCTTGTGTCAAACCTGTTTGCTCATAACGAAAGGCGTACTGAGCCGCTCTTAGAGAGGCTTTAGTGTTTGCCATCATGTACATATACTGCTGTGCAGTCCTACGCCACATTTCTCTTTTAAGAGGGTTACGCATTAGCTGTTCTATAATAGGGTAAGTCATCGTTTTTAGGAACGGGAACAAAGTGTTTACCGCTACAGTTTGAGGACTAAAACGTCCAGATATTGACATCTCTACTAAAGATTCACCTAGTTTGTTGTAAAGCTTCTTAATTTTACTAGGCTCAATTGTTGGGTCGTTGTCAATCATAGCCTCTTCCATACGCTTACGGAAAGCTTCACGCTGTCTCATAACCTTCATAGCTTTATCGGGGCTATATTTTGGGTTATCCATGTCCAACAATTCATCCATTTTTCTATTAAAAACGTCTGTAATGCGGTTCATTTTCTTTGTGTAGAATTCATGGTAAGCTTTAACTCTAGCTTCAGGAGACAGTGTACCGTCATCAGCTCTTTTATAATCTAAAAAGTTCTGAATGTCTTGTAAATATCTACCTTTCCAGCTATTGACATGCTCTCTCACACCTTCCATACGGATAACATCAGAGGACATATCTTCAATTTCTTTAGTTAAAGCTTCTCGTGTTTCTTTAGTCAAGTTGGGTGTGTTCTCAAGAATGTCAATAACTCTTGTACGCTTCTTGTGTAAAATTTGAACAGCCTCATTAACTGTTCTACTTGCATCCAGAACCTGAGATTCGGTTAAAGATTGTTTTTCCCATTCCTTAAGCGTCTTTTCTACAGAATCGGCATCACCTCGCATTTTATTAATTAAACGAGCAGGGGTTCTAAACAGCTCTTTAATACCTTTAACGTACCTACGCTTTTTAGTTGCAGGTCTTCCTGTGTCTTCTGTTTTAGGGTTTCGAGCATTTTCTACTTTGTTAAGAATTGCCTCTTGGTTTACTAAATCAGCTTCCACCTGTTCAGGGGTACGCTCCTCTTTAGCTTGTCTTCTTTTAGCTATATCGGCTGCTTCTTTTGTATTGATTTCGATTTGTTGTGCATCTTTAGCTAACTCATCATCAATACGTTTACTTAATAGTTTACCTGACAGTTTAGAGAAAGCAACATCTATCCCTATAGCAGCAGCACCTCCGAATACAGCACCAGCAGTCGCACCTAATACTGTAGCACCTGTGTTATAGTCTGTTTGTGCACCAGCGTCCATACGTACTGATTGGTTTAGGTGAGCGCCTGTGCCGCCATGTAAAGCTCCCTCAGCAGCACCTAACGTGCCTACTTTTTGAGCAGACTCTTTAACAAGTTGCTGTGTTGTGGCCTTCTTACCACCAGCTTCTATTGAGGCTTTAAGAGCAGCTCGTATTGCCGCTTTACCTGTAACTTTAGCAGCCGTACTGGCTATAGTCCCTGTTCCAAAGGTAGCTAGTCCTACCCAGTTAGTAACATCACTTAAGACTTCCCAGCCAGCTTGTTTAGTTGTGTGCCAGCTTGTATTAACTTCGTCATATTGGTCTAATAAGTAGACAAAAGCTTCTTTCTGTTGTTGTTCAGCATTGGTGATATTATAGGTATCTACTACCATCTCACCAAGATCAAAGTTAAAACCAGCCATCTGTTTTAAACCGTAGTCTGCAACTTTCTCGTTAAAGTCAGCTCCTTCGTATTTTGAAAGGATAGGGTCGTCGGCATCTTGGGCGTAGCTTCCGTGGTTAGCTTTAAAAAGCTCTAAAGAAGCGTTGAACCAAGTCTCGTTGTTTGAAAGTGTTTGCCAGTCAACTTCTTGCTGAATCTCCCCGTAGGGAGTATAAAGTTCCGTGGTCATGTATACCTCTTAGCTAGGTGTAAATTTAGGTTTAGAAAAAGGATCTCTTTTGTTTCCAGAAGATTCTTGTTTCTTCAACAGCTCGTCAAGTTTCCTTTGTTTTCTTTGTTTACTTTTAGTTCTAGTAGATGCTTCTATTTCTTCTTGTAGTTCTTCTATAAGTTCTGCATCAGTACCACCTCGTTCAGGCGATATACGTTTAGTCAGTTCGTCCACTCTTTGTTTATATTCAGCGTACACTTCGTCAGCGATAACACGGATATGTTTATTATTCAGAGTTCCGTTTTCTTCTACAAAATCTATAATTCTATCCTCAAACTCTATTGTGGCTAGATCGTTTAACTCAGTTTCATCAACAGAGCTTATCTGTTTAAAATAACGCTCTTCACTATCTTTTAGACTGGTTATTCTTTTATCAAGACTTTTGTAGGCATAGAAGTCATTAAACACTAAAGGTTCTTGTTCAAACTTCTCAACTAAAGTTATTAATCGTGCAGCGTCTGTTCCATATAGGTTTTGCTCTTGAATAAAAGCAGCTACAGATTCAAAACTTAAATCGTTTTGTCCTATTACCGAAGGGTTGTCTGTAAGGAAAGCCGCCATCATCTTACGTTGTGCTACGTTACCTGTAATTAAGGATTTAACTGCGCCTCTTTTTGACTCAGACAATCTAGTAGCTTCCTTGAACAAAATAGGGTTGTCTTGATAGTCGTTAGGGTCGAGTGAGCCGTCTACCGATGCCTGAATCATCTCTACAGTTGTACGCCTAATATCTGTTTTATCGTTAGCTTCTCGGATCTGTACCTTTTTAAGCAGTTCTGTGTCTGCTTGATCGGCTAAAATATCAATAAAACTTTCTATTTCTTTACTTTTCCATTGTGTAGGTATTCTATCAATATCTAAACTACTTCTATCTATAGTCCCGTTGACGACACCTTTTTTAATTTCTTGAAAAAGTTGTATCTTATATTCAGCAGGAGTGATAGCAGAACCTTGAGCAACATAACCTTGATACCAGTTTTCTAAAGCTTCCCAACCAGACGGTAGGTTATTAGCTTTTAGTTCCGCTGTTTTTTCGATTGACAGAATATCCTGTACGTGGTAATTAAAACCATCTAACAAGTTTCTTTTGTTCTCTACACCTCTTACATCTATTCCTTCCTGACGTAGGCTATTAAAATAACCATCAAGTTTAGTTTTAGTGGCTGATTGTTCATAGATACTAAAAGAATCTTCTGCTGTTATCAGTAAACTAGCTTCAGTTATGTAAGACTCAAGCTTGGCTTCATCTAAAAGAACATTAGTGTTTCTTGATAGAAAGTTCTTATGCTCTAATATCTTTTCATCACCAGTCTTGTTTCCGAAGTATTCCGCAATCATCATACGGGGTTTTTCTTTTAGTTTATCCCAAGACTCATGCTCAAGGTAACCACCCCCGTCAGCTTCAATACGTGCTTGCGTACCTGCAATGTTTTTGACTTGTTTCTCTACAATAGAAGCTTCTCGTGCTACAGCAAATTTCCTAATGGAAGGGGCTACATCTTGAAGTGCTTTGGCTACTTGCATACCCTTAGTGTTTTGGACGGGTTTGACATACGTGTCCACTCTCGTAGCAGGGTTAATAACTGCTGGTGCTTGTACAACATTGTCAATGTTTACTTGACTGCGTACTGATTTAGCTTTCGCCATGTTTGAGTCCTTCTTAGTTTGTTTTTGGTGTTTGAGGGTAATCTATCCCAGCTTGTTTATTTGCAGCGTACCCTGATGCTACAGTACTACCTACTTGCAAACCTGTAGCGGCGTAACTAGGAGCAGCTACAGAGTTAATCCTAGATTGTGCTCTACTGGCACTTCCTTGGTATTGATACTGAGTGTCCTGATCTAACCTACTTAAGTTTGTGGAGGTTTGGTTATTAGCAACTAAACCCTGCCTCATTATATCATTAACAACCGCATCATTGTTTAAAGACCCGCCGCTTTCACCAGCCGCTACTTTAGCACGAGACGCTGCTTTTTGGGCGCTGGCGTCACTCTGGATTTTGGCACTTGCTGCGTCCTGTTGGTTTCTTGCAGACATATTAGATATTTGCATATCTTCCTGTACTTTAGCCTCATTAGCGGCCTCAGCGTTTTCTACATGAGCTTTCTTTTGCTCCCTAGCGCCATGAATACTTCCTGCTGCCGATAATACTGTACTGGCGAGCATGAGTTGCTGCATGGCTGTCATAGCTGCTACTGCTGGTAGACACATTTATTTATCCTCACGAACTGGATAAAGGGTTCTTTACCTAATCCATATTCTTTAAAGTTTCTGATAAACTCAAACCCTAAGGATTTAAGCCATTTAATTGCTATTGTGTTCTTTTCGTGTACAAAGTTAAAAAGTAAGGGGTGCTGTACGCTCATCTCATTTACCCAAGCCTTAGCTTGAGGCACAAACTCGTGCCTTGTTTCGAGCATTTTATCAGCACCCAGTAACCAAGGCATAGCGTAAACACCTTGATCTGACACGCCAAACATCCCTACAACGCTACCATCCTTATGGATGATACTATTACACTCCTGAGAGAGCCTGAACGACTCCTCAAGAGCTTTTAAAGGTTCCCAACCATGACTGGCCTTTACCTCATCAACGTCCTGTAGACGCATGTTAGGAGCCAGCTCAAGGCAGTCCTTAATAGTTGAAGGTCTGTAATGGTGTGTCATAATCTCTTACCTCTCAATTGGATCTCACCCTCCCACTCTGCGCTTTGGAAAACACAAGGCTTGTGGGTGTTGTTGTTTATAGTTATAGCCACTTCTTTGGCTTGTGATTGAACGCCCACTTTAAATGAGCCTTTCTTTACGTTTGGTGCAGTCCCTAAGATATTATCTTCGTCCCCTAAAATACGTCCAGTAAATGTAGTTATTCTTGGTTCACGTCCTGTGGCATCCACTGTTACATCAAAAGCACCAGTATTATTATAGTGAAAGTTAATATCTTTTAGTTGGAACCTAGCTATTTCACTAGCGTCTCCTTCTGTAGGTCTAAAGACCTGCTCAGATAGTTGGTACTTAAAGTTATAAGGCTCACCTGCAATTACGTAGTTAGGCACAGCCGTGTCACTACCTACTGTGTGAAACCCAGCTAGATATGTATATAACGCATGACCGTTAGGGGGCGAACCCCCAGCTATCAAACCGTTTTGGTGATCCACATACATAGTATAAGCTGTAGGAGTGTACTGAGCCTGTAGAGCGCCTAAGTTTGCTGCTGTTGCTATAGTTGTCCCATGATCTAATAAAGGAACTAACGTGCCTAAGGTTGAAGCTGCCCTGTTTAAGGTGACTGTGTGTGGGACTCCAGCGCTTACAGGGTTACCCCATATACCATCGTACTCAGTATGTGCTATATAACGATAAAACGAAACACTTGAGCTATTCCTAATTGCCCTAAAGAAATTCTCAGGGGTTCCAGAATAGTTAGAACCAACTGTTGTTGTATCTTTACAAGGGTACTCTACCCCAGCAATTGTAATGGTTTCTGGAAGATTATCTATAGATACTTCAGGGTTTCCAGTAAGAGCTGTGTTTAAAACTTCGAGGTGTATATAACCTTTGACCCACGACCCTCCGCCACCACTAGCTTGATCAATTACTTTAACTTTAATCATAGCCTTAAAGTCAGATGTTGATGTACTACCCATGCTTTGACTTGCGGGGAGTGAACCCAGCGCTGAGAAACCTTCAACGAAATATCTGTCTGAAGCTCCAACGTAAGCTGGAAAATCATAGGTAGTAGAACCTGTCATAAGACCTGTGACGGTATTATCTTGTAACGTGTACTCAACTACAGAACCGTCTACAGAAGGGCTAAGGTCTAACTTTTCAAACCTACCATCTGTAAACACAACAAACATTGAAGAGTTGTTAAACTTAACATGCCTGACAGGTGTATCAAACACCCATTTAGACCATGAGCTTTGTAACCTTTCTTTGTTTGGTTCATACCATTTATAAACATAAATCTCTTTAGTAGAGGCCGTTGTTAAACATACCAGCATATCTAAGTTAGATGAAGACTCCATAGCTCTTATGTTACCATTAAGGTAAGAAGGTATATGTGCAGTAATTAAAGGCGCATCGTTTACTTCTAAATCTACATCAGTAACGTATTCTCGTACACCTGCTGTGTTACCATTCTTGGTAGCAAAGAAAACTGTCTTGCCTGCCGCTGACGGTTTAGCAGAAAGATCACACTCAAACTTTGTTGAGGTGTCTATCGCAACCTCTGAGGGTGTTAGTAAACTGTCCGATGACAAAGAGAATTGGTTTAAATCTGAGAACATTAAAAGTTGTTCTTGAAAAGGTATAGCATGTTTAAGAGCTGCCACTTCGTTTTGGCTGACACCTACATCAATAGGCGCAGAGTCCAACAAACTTCTTACAGTCACACGGAAGAAATTAAAGTAACTACTAGCTTCACTAAAGATAACATTTTCGTCTGAAAGAAAACCTAAGCGGTTTCGGTGAAAGAACACATCACTAATAGTTTGACCAACAAAACTTGGGAATGGGTTAGTATCATCATCACCGCATTTTCTGGTATCCCAACCAGCCTCACCAAAAGTAAAACTACCGTTACCGTTTTGCTTTATAGTGTGGGGCATTGTGCGAGGTAGGAAGTTATGGTAAACAGGTTGATTAGGTCGAGAAGGTGCTTCACACTCTTTCCAATTACCTGATGTGTTATCTCCTTGATACTCTACATAAAAATTGTCTTCTTTTTTCTGGTTATCACCAGATACCTGTAGAGTAAAACCATTAACACAGTATTTAGGTAAAGAAACAAAATTAGCAACAGTATCTTTGAAGCAGAAAAGATCATTACCTCCGTTATCGTCCGAAACTTTAACACGGAAATTAGCCATGCTGTCAGACGATGAGGTTGTGCGTATTACTACAAAAGGGTTGCCAGTCTGTCTAAATGTTTCTAAATTCTCTCCTGCTAAAGCTGACGCACTCATAACTGCTCTATCCGAAGTAGCGCCAACCTCTGCTGTTACACCATCAACAGTAACATCGAAAAACTTACCTGTTTTTAAACCTCGTACTTCTTCGTGTGCATCACCGCCCCCTCCATCAAGTGTAGTAGCTGTACCATGCGCCCCAGACCATGTTGTGTCCGCTGATATTAAAGGATCGTTTGAGCGGTAGATGTCAAAACGGTATGTTTTTCCGAAAGCCATTTGCTTCATATAATACACAGCTTCGTAAGGTCTTAGACTATTAGGTGTAGATGTGTTTTTAGCCACAACTTTTTTCTTATTAACTAAGAAGGTATAATCTGATACAGATGTTAAAGCAAGATCAGCATCAGTTATTGAGTTTGTACCTAGATAAGTAGTTAAGGCTGTGTTATCAGAGTTGGTTTCTATTGAAGCACCCGCAGCATTCCAACTAGCCACACCTGATTCATACCTTAAGCTACCTTGAATATCGTAAACGTAAACTTTAGGAGTTACAGGGTCTGTGACTACTGTATATTGTTCATCGGAGCTTCGTTTGTAAGTGTGGAAATTACTTCGGTTAATCTCTACAGTAGTTAGGTAGGTTGTACCCGCTGGGTTTGTTTTCTTTAGCTTATTTAAAAACGTACTTGGTGGGCGTTTTTTTAAACCTTCTACAACATCAGAGTAACCGTTTTCCTGTGTCTCAGCTTGTCCAGCAAGTCTTATAGCTGGAGGCTGTTGTGAAACCCCGTTAATGAAGTTGGGTATACTTTTAGAAACTAGAGCCATTAGTTATCACCTTGGTTCCGATACTACGGTCAAGCGCACTAGCTGTTCCGTAATCATCAAATATATTATAATCACCATTATCACCTTCTAATTCTTGTAGATGATAAAGGGCTTGTTGCTCATCATTTCTGTTCATAGCGGAGAGTTTATCTGAGCCGACGACCCTCTCTTGAAATATACGAGCCGCCCGTACAGTCACATAACGACGAGCTACCTCAGGCATGTCTGTGAAGTCGAGCAATACTACCACATCGAGAACTAAGGCTTTGCCTATGTTAAAGGTGTGTTTTACTTTATCATATATTCTATTACCCCGTTGAACGTACTCGTTCTTAGAGCTTCTGTATTTTGTTTCTGAATTAGCTAGGTCTGCTCTTACAACATTAGCTGGCAGTACCAAGTTACCTTCTGAATCCGCAGCTACTGTGTAGTCTGGTTCAGAATTAAAGTTCCAGCCGTGTGACTGAACACTTCTTGAAACATTATTGAGGATTGTCTCAGCAGTTTCAGCGTCCACTAGACCAGACGAAAGGCTATTCACTGGCGCTTCACCAATGGTGGACAGCATAGTGTTTACTGCTTCCAGTTTTGTAGTTGGAGTTGTCATGTTTACCTCAATGAAAAAATAAAGAGAGAAACACCCCCGAAGGGGTGCTCTCAATAATGCTACAACTTATGCAGATGTAGATCTAACTAAACGTACAGCACATTCGCCACGTAGAGCGTCATGTCCCATTGCGTACTTAGCAACCATCAATGTGCCTTGGTTCTGAATTAAATATTCAGACTCAACACCCAAATCAAGAAGTTTCACAGTTGCCGCAGCATCTTTAGTGAAAACCAAACCTTGAAGGATTTGATCACCAGCGGCAGATGCACCAACTGAGTAAGCAGCTTCCGTTGCAGGAAGGTTGTTAGACATAAACACTTTAGCACCACCAATCATCGGTACAGTACCAGTGTTAGAGTTACCACCACTACCAAAATCAGAAGACATGAAAGCCGCTTGACCAGCTACAGTACCTTTGAACATTGCGTAGTATAACGCAGGTGGTAATACCACATAACGCTCACCAGTAACATTCTTCTCATCAAGAGTTTGCAGAGCTTCAAAGATGAAGTCAGCGCCT